CACATTTTAGAATTAGTTCAATTTGCTAGAGCAGACTGGACTAGTCAAGCTAATCATGGTCTTAGGAAAGATTTAGAAGATAAAGTTTTATTATTTCCAAGATTTGACCAAATTAGTTTAGCTTTAGCTTTGGACAAAGAAAATAAAGATATTATGGAAACAGATTTTAATAATATATATGATAATCAAAGCGATTGTATTCTAGAAATAGAAGAACTAAAAAACGAGCTTACAACTATTGTTATGAGTCAAACAAGTACAGGTTCAGGAGGAAGAGATAGATGGGATACTCCAGAAGTTAAACTTCCTAATGGTAAAAAGGGCAAGTTAAGAAAAGATAGATATAGCGCTCTAATCATAGCAAACATGTTAGCAAGGCAAATAAATAGATGTTTAACTCCAGTGACATTTGATATTATAGGATCAAATTTACGTGATGATTTTAAAAAGAGTACTAACGGAGAACTATATAAAGGACCAACTTGGTTTACAGGAGCAGCTAACGATGATATATATAAAGGAATTTATAGATAATTGTGTATACTAATCAATAGTATTAACAATCACATTATAATTGTATTAAAATATGACAGATAATCCAAACAAAACTAATGCGGCCATTCCAAACGCTGAAATACTACCTCCAGAACAAGCATATGTTACATGGGGAGATGAAAATCTAGATGATAAAAGAGCAGCATTAAATGAAGCATCAAAAGCTTTAGATGAATTTACCGTAATAGATAAAAGTACCGCCAACAACAGTAGGTATCGTTTGGATTTTTCTAATCTTGACGGACCAACTAGTGGGCGTCCTGGATTAACACGTAGTGATTATGACTATTTTAGACCAGAAGAAAGTATTCCTACCCACATTAAAGGAATACTAAATAAAGCAGATGTCGTTTATAACAGAGTTGGATTAGTAAAAAATGTTATTGATCTTATGGGAGATTTTGCTTGTCAAGGGATTAGATTGGTTCATCCAAATAAAAGAATAGAAAGATTTTATAGAAATTGGTTTGATAAAGTTAGTGGCGAAGAAAGAAGCGAAAGATTTTTAAATAATTTATATCGTGTTGGTAATGTTGTTATCAATAGACAAACTGCTAAGATTAGTGTAAAAGTTGAAGATAGCCTATATAAGAGTGTCGGAAGTCCAGATTTAATTATTAATCAAAACGAACCCAAAGTAGAAAAAAGAGAAATTCCTTGGAAATATACTTTTATTGATCCTATATATGTAGATGTTATTGGAGGATCACTATCATCATTCGTTCAAAATAAAACTTATTCTATTGTTATTCCAGCAGGACTACGCAAAATTATTAACAGTCCTAAAAATGATGCTGAAAGAAAAATTATTGATCAGCTACCTTTAGCAATTATAGATGCGGCCAAAACTAAGAAGCCATATGTTTTAGATCCTGAAAAGACTCTGGTTTTTCATTATAAAAAAGATGATTGGAAGACTTGGGCATATCCTATGATTTATAGTATCATGGATGATATTAATGTTATTGAAAAATTAAAACTAGCAGATTTAGCAGCATTAGATGGTGCTATTAGTAATATTCGTATTTTCAAGTTAGGTAGTTTAGAGCATAAAATTGCGCCTACTCCAGCAGCCGCTAGTAAACTAAGTAGTATTTTACAAAATAATGTTGGCGGAGGAACCATAGATTTAGTTTGGGGTCCAGATATTGAAATGTTAGAAAGCAAAACTAATGTTCATCAATTTTTAGGAGAAGGAAAGTATACTCCACATTTAAATAGCGTTTATGCAGGACTCGGTATTCCTCCAACCCTAACTGGCACATATGGCGCTGCTGGAACTACAAATAATTTTATCAGCCTAAAAACATTAACTCAAAGACTACAGTATGGTCGCAAAGTACTAATGGCATTTTGGAAAAAAGAAATTGCTATGGTACAAAAAGCTATGGGTTTCAGATTTCCTGCGAAGATAGAATTCGATAGAATGGACTTAAGTAATGAAGAAGCAGAAAAAGCATTATTAATTCAACTAGCCGATAGAAACATAGTTTCTGACGAACTAATTCAAAGAGTCTTTGGTTTTGATCCAGAAACGGAGAAAACTAGACTTAATAGAGAAAACAGAGAAAGAAAAAATAAAAGAATGGTCAATAAAGCTGGTCCATTTTTTGATGCCAACTTTGAAAATACTGCTAAGAAAATGGCTATGCAGCTTGGTTTAGCTACTCCATCACAAATAGGAATAGATTTAGACAAAAAGAAAAAAGGAGAGATGAATGCTATAGAGGTCAAAACACAGTTTCCTCCTATCAAAACCTCTCCATTAGGAGGAGATAATTCTTCTAAGTCTTTACCGGGACAACCCCAACAAGGAAGACCTAGAAACAGCAAAGATTCTAACAAAAGGAAAACTAAAGAATTTTCCCCACAAACCGGTGCTTCTTTAAATATTTGGTCGTTGGATACACAAGACAAAATTTCTAATATTGTTAATCCTATCTTATTAGAATTTTATAATAAAAAAAATATGAGAAGTCTAGCCAATACAGAATATGAAGAAGCAGAAGCAACCAAAGCTAAAATCTTTTTTTCAATAGAACCGTTTGCGGAAGTCACGACAGAGTTAGTTTTATCAAAACTCAATACTATCAATAGTATTGAAATTAATACTAAATATTATCAGTACCAACAATTTAATAAGGCAATAAATAGAGAATTGAATAGACCACTCACCGCAGAAGAAACAAAGTATACAAAATCTTATTTGTATCAACTGGTGTATCTATCTTAATAGACCACTTTACAAAGAAAGTATTTATGAAAATTTTTGAAGCAGAATTAAATGACGGACTAGAAAACGCACTATCCGCCCAGGCTTCTTTAACTTACGCCTCTTTAGCAGAACCATCTACAAGCAATTCCTGCATAAAAATAAATGATATAAAAGCTTTAGCTGGGTTGGAGGATAAAGACTTATACTATACTCAATCCATATTAGTTACTACTTCTTGGAATAAAAATGATGATATTTTTGATAAGGATGAGGTTTGGGCAGCTAAAAATACCCCAATTCATAAACCTACTAATTTAGAGCATAATGAAGGTATTATCGTGGGTCACATTACATCTAATTGGCCTATTACAGATGATGGAATTTTGATAGATCAATCTACTCCCTTAGAAAACTTACCTAATAAATATCATATATTAACCGGATCTGTTATTTATGTAGGATATACAGAACCAGACCTCAAAGAAAGATCACAAAAATTAATTGCTGAAATTGAAAATGGAACTAAATATGTTAGTATGGAATGTTTTTTTAAAGGTTTTGATTATGGATTAATAAATAAAAGCACTGGAGAATACAAAGTTCTTAGCAGAGCAGAGGATACAGCATTTTTAACAAAACATCTTAGAGCATATGGTGGTGTTGGTGAATATCAAGACCATAAAATTGGTAGAGTTTTAAGACAAATAACATTCTCTGGTAAGGGTTTTGTTGATAAACCAGCCAACCCAGAAAGTGTTATTTTTACTCAAAATAGTCTAAAAATTCAAAAAAATATTGGCGAGCTAGAATTACAACAAGAAAAAAAAGATACTTTTGAAAATATAGGTGTATTTTCAAATCAAGCCAACCTAAAGGAGAATGATATGAGTTTAGAAAAAGAAGTTGTCGAAATTAAAGAAAAAATCGAAGCTATGTCTCAATGCAAAGACGCTATTGCTGAAGTAAAAAGCTTAGCTTCTGATCTAGAAAGTAAGAACGCAGAACTTTCTGCTAAGCTCCAAGCCACAGAAACAGAACTATCTGAAGTCAAAACTGTTGTTGTCGAAAAAGAAGAAGCTGCTAAAAAGATGGCAGAAGATATGAAGAAAAAAGACGAAGAAATGCAAAAGATGAAAGCAGATTTTGATGCTGCTAATGAAATTCTCGCTGCCTATAAAGACAAAGAAGCAGAAATGATGAAAAAAGAAAAGAAAATGAAAAGAATGGCAACTCTTCTTGAAACCGGCTTTGAAACCGAGCTTGCTACAAGCACAGTTGAAAAGTTTGAAGGTCTTGACGATGCTTCTTTTGACAGCATGACAGAAGTTTTTGCTGCTATGATGCCAATGAAGAAAAAGAAAATGGAAGAAGAAGCAATGATGATGCCAATGAAGAAGAAGGCTTCTGAAGAAGCTGAAATACTAGAAACAGCAGAAACCGAAAATGTTGTAGACCTAAGCGTTGGTAATGAAGTCGAGACATCAGAGGTTTCCAACACCAGAGCTGCTTTAGTTGATTTTGTGTACAATAGATTAGGCAAGAAA